ATATCCATAATTAATCATTTCATTTACTAAAGAGTTCTTCATATGCCTGCTTGTAGGTGTCCATTCCATTCAATTGTGAGTTTCATTCTTCAATCTCCTGGTCTCTTTCATATTCCCTATAGTCCCACTTGATGTTGTGTTTAATCAATTTAAAAGCACTATCAAGGTCAAGTGCGTCTCCATCATAAATCCAATCTCCAATTTTGATGGTGTAATAAAAAAGACAGTTGGAATTGCTTTGACTAATTGTGATTTCAGTCATAAATCCCATTCCCTTTTTTGGGGGTCAAGCAGACACATTCCAATATCATTTCCAAAAGTATCAAATCCATACTTTGAACATTCAAATTGAGTTCCTTTATAAAGTGTTTCATATACCTTATGGTCTCCATCATAAGAGTATCTTACCAGAGACCAACCACTTTCTTCTCTTTTTTGTGCCTCCTGATATTGTTGTTGAATGTATTTGGAGAGTTCCATAATATCATCTCTCATCGCACTACCTTCACCAGATTTAGCAATCTCATCATAAAGATTGGTGAGAGCAATAGAGATAATTGTGATTTGTCTGTCTGTGAGATTAAGGTTGGTCATCAGTCCTTTGTGTGTATGAGAGTATCATAGCACGAAAGGGCACTCATAGGTGTCCCAGTGTGCCAGTTCAGGGAGTGTCCCATACCTGAACCTTAAAGGTAATAGTTTGCATTCCAGTTGAAAATAGACCTACTCTATCGTGATTAAGAGTTACGGAAGTTACTTTTGCGTCTTTATTTTTTATCTTTTCGGCAACTTCCAAGAAATAACTTTCTGCACTTGGATTTTAGTAGAAGAATAGTTTCTAAATCTTTGAGAACACTAACTGGAATATCTAAAAACTCATCATAACTCATTTTCATCCATCTCCACATACTCTTGGTAATCGTCTGCCTTTATCCATTCAGCAGTTTTCCATTCACTCCAATCTTCACCACGAAATGGTGGATTTACTTTACCTTGATACCAGTCATATTCAAGTCGGTGATGCCGATACTGAAACTCTGGACGGCACATCGGTCCATTATCTACAATACGAAGTTCAATCATTTTTCACTCCACATAATGATACACAGGTTCTTTGTATTTTCTAATTAGTCGTATTGCTTCTTGTGCTTCTTCAAGTGTTTGGAATTTATCATTTGAGTAAAGATGATATTCTTTTTCAATAAGATGATAATATTGGATGTAAAAATGAGGTTTCAAAGTATCCAAATTGAGGTTTTCTACAATTCGGTAATCATAAACTTTCATTCTCTTCTCCAAATCTAAAAGGATAAAGTCGTTTCACACCACCAGAACCATACCTAATTTCATTTTCCAGTTGAAGAATATAATTCCAGACAGGTTCAGGCACTTCAAAATGTTCCAGTTCTCTTTGATTATTATAACACGAAATATAAGAACTCATTTCCGTGATAGTTTCAGTCATACTCCGTACTTCCTCTCAACATCTTCTACTCGTTTCATAAACAAATCCTCACTTGTGTCGTTGGAATATAAGAAGTCAATATGTCTCATAATGTCCGCCATTTTGTGAATGAAATGTACCTGTTCTTTGAGATACTCAATCACTTCTGGACTGTGATTACGGACATATCCATACTCATCTTCCTTTTCGTTGGTTTCAATCTCTTCTTCCAGTTCATAAGCAAACTGCGATACTTGATGATAAATGTATCCGTTGTCGTTGAAGTGTCCTCCCGACATTAGATTACCTCCCAGTTTTCATCATTACGGACATTTACCCAAAAGAAGTATTTGCGATTGGTGGAAGCAAGAAACCACTTATCACCATCTTGTTGTTCTACAAGACAGGTAGGGTCTCCTCCCATCATATTCGCAAGGCGGTTCTTTGCCTTACTGGACTTTGGTTTTACAAGAACTTGTGAGGGGTTCATTCTTCTTCCTCTTCATCAACAGGGAACATCGCATCATACTCTTCGTCAGTGAGAGTAAGATACTCTACATTAGCATCACGGTGGTCTTCGGCATACATTAGTTGATAGTGTGCGAAGTGAGAAAGGTTGTTAGAACCGTACTCAACCACACCATCAACAAGGCAAAGGTAGTTCATTCTACGATTAAACAATAACGACATTGAAAGGAGAAAGCATCCTTTTCGTGAGTGAATTTCTCACCATCCTTTTCCCAAGAATACACAACTTCAATCCAAGGGTCAATACTTCCATAAGAATTGAGACCTTCAACAGTCACATAACCTTTAGAATTATCTGCCCGTGCCCAACGAGAACCAACTTGGATTTCGTGTGGTTTGAAGATGTGACGAACAACTGCTTTGTGTCCGTCTATGATTTCAGTTTCGTAGTCCATTGGTTTGGTTGCTTATGAGAGTATTATAGGGTAAAAGGGCACTCATAGGTGCCCCACTGTATCACTTCAAAACCTTGCTATCAAATGACAGCACAGGAGCACCATTGATAAGAATCTTCTGGATGTTACCATTCTTCATTGCCTCCTTGAGAATCTCATTTTGTTGATACTTGAGATACTCGGGAGTGATGGTAGAAGCAAGAGACTTATTCTCGTTTGCTTTCAGCTCAGCAGTACGATTCTTCACAATCTGTTCCTGTTCGGCAGATTGTGCAGTCACCACACGATTCACTGCTTCAACAAGTTGTTCGGGAAGGTCTGCCTTCACAACCACAACAGATTCAATCGTAATCTTACCAGCAAGGTTGTTCTTTTCCAGAGCAAGGTTCAGATTATTCTTGATGGTATCCTGAATCTTATCCAGACTGGAGTTCACTTCCAGAGCAGGATATTCGTCAACCGATTGATTTACAGCAGAAGTAATCAGTCGTTTGATAAAACTAGACATCAGTTCAATCTGCCCATTCTCACTCACACCATGATTGGTAATATCATAATTGGTGAAGAAATCATACAGAGAATTGGGAGACAGACTATAAGTAACCACAACATCCATATCCTTCATAATGGTGTTGTCTTTGGTCTTTGGAGTCAGGTCATTGGATTGAACCGTAATCTTACGAGTGTTGAATACCTTGATAGAACCAAAACCATCGTATTTAATACCAGGAGAAAGGACTTGAGGATTGACTTGACCATCAAATCCAATATAAAGACCTTGCTCACCAGTGTTAATCGTGGTGAATTGACCTGCGGTGAGAATCAGTGCCAGAACAACAGCAACACCGCCAAGAGCAACTTTAGTAGCAGACATAATGAATTTCGGTGAATAAAGAACAGAGAATTAATCAGAGGTCAGTCCTGCCCATATGAAGGCAGCACCAACAAGTAGAATAAGCAGAAGAGGTAGCATCTTGATAAAGAACAATACGGGAAGACCTCTTGAAAGTAGAACATAAAGGATAAGAAGAACTCCTATCCCAGTACCAAGAATGCGAGCAATCATTTTACATCAGGGAGTAATCCAATCACAAGTATCAAGAGTTTCTACACTCTCATTTCCATCATACTCATCAATACGATAAGGACCGGATACTTCTTCAATACGAAGTTTAGCAAAATCACCGTTTGCTTTGTCACCCAATTCTTCTACAACTTGAACCAGAACAGGATCGTGACGGTCAACATCACGATCATACCAAGTTTGTTTGGAGTGTGCCCTATTATAGGCAATTCGTTCATCCATACTCATAGCAGTGAACTTTTCACCGCTTTTTTGTTTCAGTCGTTTATCGGGCGGAACCAACCAGATAGTAAATCCCCATTTAACATCTTCAATCCAAACTTGCTGACCTTTAATATCCCAATAACGTTGACATGCTTCTTTGGAAAGACCGAACCCCCCATAACAAGCGTTGTAGACCACACGAACCATTTGTAAAGAACCTTTTTGATTACCTTGTTATTATAGACCACAAAGGGCACTCATAGGTGCCCCACTGTGCCAGTTGGTCAGGTGTCACCCCAATATTCATAAACAAATCCATCTGGAGTTGAATAATGAATATGAACTACTTTACTATAATTGAGAATATGATATGTACAAATCTTACAAGGCTTACTCATACGAAGTTCTTTTTTACCATGCCCACCAATGCGGCAGACGACAATCGTTTCCGCATCTTCTCTTGCTTTAATCAATGAAATGATTTCAGCATGACCAAAGATTTTCTTTTCAAGATTTGGTTCATTGAATACTTTAGAAGCATTTTTTGCTGCCCAATATTGAACTGGATGAGTTCTTTCATAAGAATTAACTCCTGCAGAAATTACACGATTTCTCTTGTCCAATAGAATTGCACCCATTTTTTTAGGAGCATTTGATGCCATTGCAACTGCAATGGCTTGATTAAGAATTTCAGACTTAAGAAATGATAGAGTTGACATGAGTTTTGATGAAATTCAAGTAAATCGTTGAGGCTCAATCTGAAGAGAAAGACAAAATCTTAGAAAAATTATTCTTCAACATCATCAATAAGGTCTTTTAGTTTATCAAAAAAATCTTCATTAAAAGGAACCAATTGTTCCCTTCCCGTTTTCACATCATCCACGAGTTCCAGTAAGTATTCAAGAAAATCTTTTGAGTAAATGTCGTCTTCATTGATTGAAGACCAAAACCATTCTCGACATTCTTCAAAAGAATCATCAGATTCCAGAAG